GCTCCGACGGAAAAACCACCCTCTTTTTGCGTCACAGATCGGAATCGTTTTAGAACGTCTGCCGTGGCGTCGTCGTGATCGACTGCAAATATATGCTCTACGCGCTCTGGGTGCGTTGCGCGTGACAACCATAGCGTCATGCATTGCACGGCCTCCACGGGCCGTCCTCGCGTTGCGTGGACTAGCGAGATTTTAGGCTTGTTTGATCCAGCCAACGTCTCGCGTTCGATCTCTTCGGCGTCTTCGTTGCGTCCGAGCAGTCGGAGCGTCCATGCGTAGAGTTGATCACCCTTCCACCCATACCATTCCTTTCGGTGCGTCCATTGTGGGAACTTAGGCGTCGGCACTTCGAGCATTTCTTCTACGACTTTCAACGCGTCTTGGTATTTTTTATCATCAAGAAGGATGCTGGCCTCAAGCCCGTAGGCTTCGCGGCGTTTTGGTTCAAGTGCCTTTGCTTTGCGTGCTAGGTTGAGCGATGTCTCTCCGCTCGTAATGTTCGCGCAGTTTAAAAGAATCTCGTAGCGGTTGACGCCGTCCAGATCGGTCAAAGCCAATGCTTCTGATCCGTATTTGGCTGCGAGTTCTTTGTTGCCGGCAATGAAATTCTCGTAGTGCAAATAGAATTTAAAATGCGAAGTCATCCGGTCTTGGTGCATTAGAATGCGGCGGTTGCGCTCGCTGCTGTTTCTGTGGCCTATAGGAGGTTGGTGTATGATTTCAAGATCGCGGCGCATATAGACCTGCACGTCTTTTGTAGGCTGCGCGTTCTCATGCACAGGACGATGCCACCATGCTGTCTGGTAACGAAAGAAACGCTCGCGTGGGGCGCGTTTGCCTTGTTCTGGAATAACGTAGTCGGTCAATATCCAGTCCTGTTCTGGCGGGCATTCTTCAAGTGCGGCCAGCGTAGGCGCGACCATGTGCGGCTCGATAATGTCGTCGCAGTCAGCCCACATAACCCAGCCGTCTTTCCCTGCCAGTTCGTATGCCTTGGCGAATGCTTTGTTTCGAGCCTCGCCGAAGTTGTCGAGATGCTCCCAGTCTGCCACAAGCGGAGAATTGAGATATTCGTCAACGTGGCAGCCCAGCTCCCTGGCGATGTCGATCGTGCGATCTGGTTTGAGTGCTCCTATTGCGCGGACGACAACAATCTCGTCACATATCTGTTTCAGCGACTTAACGCATCGCTCGATGCGCGGCTCTTCGTTGCCGCAGATAAGCCCTGCGACCAGCTTCGTTTTTTTGTTCATGTTTACACTTGAAATATATGTCAACAAAAACAAAAAAGCCACCCCTTTCGAGGTGGCTTTTCCGATGCTTACTTGCGGGGAATCTTACACGTATCCAGTCGTGATGCGGATGATGCTCGATCCGTCGATGACTTTCTCGGCGCTGTTCTGACGAACGCGGAGAACGTCGGCGCGGCGAGCTTCGTCACGATAGGTTTCGGAAACGAATGGCACGGGACTATCAGCGGCCCAAACGATCGTGCGACCGAATCCACCACCTGAGAAGTCACCGCCAACCGTGTTAGCGAGTGCCATGTAGGTGTTAGACCAGATGAATCCACCGGAATACACTTGGCCTTTTTTGGCTGTGTTTTTAGGTGCGCGGCCAACGAGAACGCGATCAACTCCGACAGCGGCGGCAACTTCGCCTTCGCTGAGGAGACGGCTTTGATCCGAAGGAACAATGCCGAAGAATTGGTTCTGCACTTTAGCGGAGCGACGGATGCGCTCGAACACTGGCATGGACATGATCAAGGTGTTAGCAAGAACGCCGTATTTGGCGAGTTCGAGCTTAGCAGCGGCCACGTCACCGGGAACGTCGAAACTGGTGATGTTCGCGTCAGTATATGCTGCGCTGGCGCTGATCGCTGTCAGACCGTTAGCGGCGAATGCTGCGGAAGCAACACGAGCCTCGTGGCTGACTTGGATTTGGCGAAGGAGCATCGCGGCGATGTTCACTTCGGTGTCGAAGAATCTGTCGAGATCGCGGCGGTTGGAATCAGGAAGAACTTCCTCGAGACCGTACTCGATAGCGTCGAACGAGTCGCTCGTGAACCGGCGGCTTGTGCGGGGATATCCAGCACCGGCGGCGATTTTGAGAGCGTCATCGTTAAGAGCTTCGGAGTCGCCGAGGTTCAATTTCAGATATGCGCCGGAGCGAACGTCTGAAGAGAACACGGGCATAACTTCTGCGCCGATGAACAAATTGTTTTTGTTGGAAAGACCTTCAAAAACGGCCTGCGCAATATCAGCGCGGATGGTTGTGTATGAGAGTGCCATAGTAGGTGATTAGATTATTGGTTGAATTTAGGAACGTATTCCACGATGTCACCGGCTACGCCGCTGTTGATCGCGATTCCGAGAGTTGCGGCGCTTGCTGCAAGCGTTCCAACGATCGTGCCGTTGGTAACAGCAAAAACGGAGCTGCCTGCGGTAACGATACCGGCGGCGGCTACGATGCCGAACTGCGATGGGAAAAACATTTTTACGGCGCCTTGATCAGCGGCGGCGGTGTCGTCTTGGACAACTCCGATTGCTGCGGCTCCGGTTGATGCTGCTTGCGCAGCGTTGTCGCCTGACACGCTCACGAGAGTGTTGGCGCTGATAGCGGAAGCGAAGTTAAAACTCCGGATTCCTAGGTCGTTTTGTGTTGCCATAAATTAGTTGGGATTAAAAGTTGAGTTCGTTGTTATCGCGGGCCTCGATGTAGGCTTCGCGGTGGTTACGCATTGCAAAGCGGATCGCTTCGGTGCGGCTGCCGAGTTCCTCGGTCTTCTGGGTGATGACTGCTTTGAGGTCGAATTTTTCGACCGCTTTCTCTTCAGCAACTACGGATGCCTTTACTGGAGCGGCTCCGAAGTTCGAGATGATCGAGTCGAGCTTTGCTTCAAGCTTGGAAATTACGCTGAGTTCAGCGGCCATTTCTTCCTTCATAGGCTCTGCTGCTGACTCTTCGGCTGGCATTTCCATTTTGCTCTTGTAGTCGCCGAATGCGGTTTCGAGAGCTGCGAGACGAGAAACGATGTCGGCGATGCTGACCTCGTCCTCCTTTGGTTCGATTTCGATTGTTGCGTCTTCCATTTGTTTGGAAAAACTGTCAACTTGCTTCGCCGTGAATGAGAACAAGCCGGTTGCGTTTGCGGCTGGTGTTTGCACTAGATCGGCGCTGTAAAGTTCGGTGCAACTTGCGAAGGCGAGTCCCTCCACTTCGCGAATCGGGCCGCTGAAAGCGATGCTGATACCAAATGTGTCCGGCAGTTTGTTTGAAATCTCTAGGACGTAGTCGCGCATGGGCGATGTTTCGAGAAGGTTGAGATCGCCCAAGAGTTGTTTCCCGACGATGCGGAAATTGTTCACGAAACCAACGATGTCTTTTATCCCTGCGCCGTGATCCAGATTGACCTTGACGCCGCCCTTGTAGCTTTCGGCGCACTCTTTGACTTGCATCAAAGTTGTCTCGTCCACATAAAGCCCATGGCCCTTCGCTTCGCCGATTGAAATTATTGAAACTCCTTCGATGACATCCATGCGAAGGCGCGGATGTCAATTAGTCGTCCATCAATGACATCGCGGCTTGCGCCATCAAATAAACTTCTAACTCGTTCTCTTCTTCGCAACCTATGACGTTGAACGTGCTGGAAATAGAAAGACCTGCGCGACTCACTCCCGCATGATTGCGACTGCCTAGCACCGTTGTTTTTGTGCTGATCGAAAGCCCTGCCTCGCCAGCATTCGAGAAGCAAGACGAACCTACAATTTGAATGCGCGAACCGGCGCATACATCCACATTCGCGACCGAGAAAACAAGACGGTTTCCGCGAACTTTGATCGTTATCTTGCGTTCTTCGCGTCCTCGTCCGCCGCCCCCTGGCAGATCGATTGGATTGATCGGAACAGGTGGAACGACCGGAATGAATAGCAAGCCTTGAACGCCGATTGAAAGCGGCGATGGGCTTGGCATTAAGCCCTGCGTAGCGATGAGCAGGGAAGCTAGCATCCG